CTCCGCTTTTACTATCACTGACCGACATCTCCATGTTATGGAAGTCGATCGACGTGACGTTTTCCAGAGAGAGTCTTAGGATGTTTTGCTGGTTGATCATTGTCTGACCTTTAGGTGAGGTTTGCAGCTTGCAAAGTCCCTGCTGTTTCACGCGATCAGGGCCACCGAGTCAGGATCTTCGGGCATCCTGAAGCACCGCAGTATGTAGAAGCGTGAACGCTTCGGGTGATTTTTTGTAGCTTCCCCGGCTTGCCTGGCTCCGCTGGCTCGCAGCAGGGCTGCTTACCGTTGGTGCGTGTGTGTCCGGTTGGCTGTCCGATCGGCTTGGTGTGCCTCTCGGTTGAATGAATTGTAGTACAGATTGCGCCGCTTTCAACGCCATCGATCGACGAGTTTAGATCAGCGATGCTTATGGCTCGACCCCTTGACGGGGGGAGGGTTCGGATGCTAAGGCGGGAGGGCAAAACCCAGGGAACCTACATAAATTCGCCTCAATTTCAACTACCCTACTACAACGGGGGGTAGGGGTCAAATCTGTCCTGTGCTACAACCCCATGTCCAAAAATACCGCAGCCACCGCCCTCGCCTTCGCCATCCTCACCCTCGGCCTAATCGCAGTCGTCCCAATCACCACAACCACCCTCCAATACTTCCTCGAACCCGCCCAAAAACTCAATAGAAACTAAACACACTTGTTATCATCAAACTAAAACCTGCCTGGAACGATGCCAGAAGAGGAAAAGTACGAAATTGAATACGGCCAAGGCATTAGCGACGAAGATTACCTCGACGAAAAAACCATTGGAACGCGCCGCCGCCCCTTCGGCCCCAAAAAAGGCGCCGCTGAAGTCGAAAACCGCGTCCAACGCCTCTACAAACGCCAACTTGAAGGTCTGACCTGCCGCCAACTGGTCCTCGACCACGCCGACAAAGAACAAATCGGCCTCGCTACAGCCTGGCGCGACTGGAAAAAAGTCCAACAACTCAACAACGAAGACTTCAAGCTGGAACGCGAGAACATGGCGGGCCGCATTTTCTCAATGCGGAACCGACTGTTCAACTCCGCCATGAAGCGCGGTCAACTCCAGACTGCAGCCCACACCCTCGATTCTCTCGCCAAGATGGTGGGTTGCGACGACAACACCGACAAGTCCAATAGCGTCCCCGACATCAACATCAAAATCGAACGCGAGTAATAAACTAGAGCTACATATCACACCAATGTGTGCCTAAATCCCTAGATCTAACGCTCCGCCCCGCCCAAGGCGAAGTATTCAGCGCCACCAACAGATTCCGCGTCCTCGTCGCAGGCCGCCGCTTCGGCAAATCCTACCTGGCCTGTATCGAACTCCTCAAAGCAGCCCTGGAACGCCCTGGAGAGAACTTCTTCTACTGCGCCCCGACCTATCGAATGGCGAAGGACATCGCCTGGAAAACCCTCAAAAAGATCATCCCCAACTCGCTAATCGCCGTCAAAAACGAGTCCGAACTCCGCATGGAGTTAATCAACGAAGCGACGATCGAACTGAAGGGCACCGAAAACGCCTCCGCTCTCCGAGGCCGCTCCCTCAGTGGCGTCGTCCTCGACGAAGCCGCCTTCATGGAATCCGAGGTCTGGTTCGAGGTGCTTCGCCCTGCGTTGGCGGACAAACAGGGCTGGGCACTCTTCATTTCTACCCCAGAGGGCACCGCCTCCTGGTTTTACGACCTCTGGTGCTACGTCGAGGAAGACCCCACGGGCGACTGGCAACGCTGGTGTTACACCACGATCGAAGGCGGTAACGTCCCACCGCACGAAGTCGAAGCCGCCCGCGCCCAACTCGACCCCCGCACCTTCCGCCAAGAGTTCGAAGCCTCCTTCGAGAACCTCTCTGGCCTAGTAGCCATAAGTTTTGCTGATGCAAACATCTCAAAAGATATCCGCGACTTACCAGTCCTCCCCCTCTACCTGGGCGTGGACTTCAACGTGGACCCCATGACCGGAATCTGCGCGGTCCGCAAGGGCGACGAACTCTGGGTCTTCGACGAAATCATCATGACCGGCGGCGCAACCACCTGGGACTTCGCCGACGAAGTCATCTCCCGCTATGGCCTGGAACGCCGCATCATCGCTTGCCCCGACCCTACAGGTGGCGCCCGCAAGACCCAAGGCGTCGGCGTCACGGACCACACCATCCTCCGCAAATCAGGCTTCAACGTCTCCTCTCCACGCAACCCCTGGAAGATTCGCGACAAGGTCACCGCCGTCAACACCGCCTTATACGACGCCAACGGAATCCGCCGCTGCAAAATCCACCCCCGCTGCAAAGAACTCATCAAATCCCTCCGCACCCTCACCTACACCCCTGGAACGGGCCTCCCCAACAAAAACCTTGGCGTTGACCACGCTTTCGACGCCTTCGGCTACTTATGCCTGCAAACCTTTAACCTTGCCAAGCCAGAAAACATCGGAAAAACGACCTATCGTGTGTATTAACTGCCTTCCGTAAGATGCCAGGCCACTACGACAAGCCAAAAAAGAAGAATAAAAACGGTAAAAGCAACGCCCAAAAGCGGTGCGAAGGTTACATGCGAAAGGTAGGCGGCAGTAAGACCAAAAAGACCAAGTAGAGTCACTACATAGGCGTTCATAACGAAGCCATGCCGAAAAAACGAGGGTTGTACGCCAATATCCACGCCAAGCGTAAGCGCATCAAAGCCGGATCCGGCGAGTCTATGCGTAAACCCGGCTCAAAGGGCGCCCCCACCGCTGGAGCGTTCAAAAAAGCGGCCAAAACGACCAAAAAGCGTAAGAAATAATGGCAATCACAATCGACCGGGGCACCAACCTTGTTGAACACCACGAAGACGTCCCCCTCACCCAGGTAGGCGACACTTTGGAGGTTCACGCCGACAGCAGCGAATTTTGCTTCGCCGCAGACGTCACAGGCGGCGCCAACTTCACCCTTTCCTTCGAGACCAAATTCAACGGCGGCACCGGCGCCTGGTACGAACTCGATACCAGCAAAACAATCAACGCCGACGGTGAATACATCTACTTCTACACGGGCAAACCCGTAAACCGCATCCGCATGAGAATCAGCGCCATCTCCTCTGGAACGCCGAGTGTCGTTCCGCATATTGGCGTTGCTTATCACGGCTAATGGGCACCCGAATCGTTCCAGGTTTCTGCACGCACATCGAAGTTGGCGCTGAGAGTCGCATGACCGAAGCCAGTTTCGCCTTCATGACACCCACCGACCCGGAAGACTTTGCCGGTCTTATGGTGAGGTTGGCAGCCGGTGTCGAAGTAATTATCAGCGTGGAGGATGACGATGATTGAGTATCGCGGCGAAAAATTCAGCGGCTACAACAAGCCCAAGCGCACCCCAAACCACCCCAGCAAGAGCCACGCTGTCCTCGCAAAGGTGGATGGAACGGTAAAACTTATCCGCTTCGGTCAACAGGGAGTGAAGGGTAGTCCTGACGGCAGCGCACGCAACAAAGCATTCAAAGCCCGCCACGCCAAGAACATCGCCAAGGGCAAGTTATCAGCTGCTTACTGGGCAAATCGCGAGAAGTGGTGACAACTACAATGTGCTAAAAGCGCGTATTAGTTGTGGTCTACAGCGGAAGTACCCCACCTACGAGTGCCGTAGTTAGCGAATCGCCATTCGTCCGCAGTCTGGACGTCATCGCGATGATGGAAGACTGGCAGATCATGGCCGCCGTCACCCGTGGCACGTCCTACATCCGCGACCTCAGCGAGACGTTCCTCCCCCAAGAACCCCGCGAAGACGACGACGCCTACGAAACCCGCGTCGATCGCTCAGTCTTATCTCCCTATACCAGCCGCCTCATTGAAACCGCCGCTGGATCGATCCTCCGCAAACCAATCCAAATCGACGGGGATGACTATTGGAAGGAGTTAGCGCAGAATATCGACGGCATTGGTTCCGATCTGAATGAATACGCACGTCGCGCACTGGTCAGCAGCCTTACTTACGGCCACAGCGCAATTCTTGTGGATTACCCCGCCGGTAATGACGCCCGAAACCTCGCCGAAGAACGAGCCCTGGGACGTCGCCCGTATTTCATCCATGTGGATGCGCCCCAGATATGGGGCTGGCGTCAGGAGTCCACTATGCCCGGAAGCGCCCTTACGCAAGTACGAATCCATGAGTACACCAGTCGTCCACTAAATGAGTTTGGCGAAGAACAGATCGAACAGATGCGTGTGATCTACCCCGGTAGATACGACCTTTACACGCTGGGCCAAGAACTCGTCGAATTTGAGGAAGAGGGCCGCTACAGCCTGGAAGAAATCCCCCTCGTCCCGATCTACAGCAACCGCCGAGGCATGTTGCGCTCCCAGCCCCCACTGCTGGACATCGCCAACCTGAACATCACCCACTACCAACGCCAAGCCGACCTAATCCACGCCCTGCACATCGCCGCAATGCCCACCCTCGTCCTCGAAGGCTGGGACGACACCACGGGCACCACAACGATGGGCGTGAACTACGCCATCTCAATGCAACCGGGCAACAAAGCGTATTACGTCCAAGCTGACGCCACTAGCTTCGACGCCCAAATGAACGAACTTCAATCCCTGGAAAGTCAGATGTCCTCTTTGGGCATCACCAAACTCCTAGGCCAGAAGTTTGTCGCCGAATCAGCTGACGCCAAGCGGATCGACCAAGCCCAAGCCAACAGCATCCTCTCCATCGTCAGCCAAGAACTCGAAAGTGCCATGAACCGCGCCTTCGAGTTCGCCGCCCAATACGTCGGAATCGAACCACCCACCATCACCGTGGATCGCGACTTCGATTACTACCGCCTGATCGGCCAAGACGTTTCTGTCCTCGCCGACCTCAGCGACAAAGGCAAACTCAGCGACGAACTCCTCCTCGACATCCTCCGTCGTGGTGAAGTCGTCCCCGACAACATCGACATCGAAGAAGAGCTGGCACGCGAATCCCGCCAACGCACCCCACAACCCCAACCCCCCGGTATTCCCCCTGGAACGCAACAACAGCAACCCGCTAATACTGAGCTAGACTAATAACGAACACTATGCTACATAAGCGTGTCTGAAGAGCAACAAGTGCAGCCTCCTGTGGAAGCTGAAGCACCCAAACCTGTGGTTGAAAGTGCTGATTTTGCCGCTCAAATTGAAGCACTCAAGGCAAA